TGGTAATCAAATGGTATCAGCAGGGTTAAATAATTTATTTGGTGAAGTTATTTGGTTTTATCCAACGTCAACATCATCTGTAGTAAATAGAATGGTAGCTTATAATTATTTTGATTCATCACCTCAACGACCAGTGTGGACAAATGGTACCTTAGCTAGAACTATGTGGAGAGATTCTGCTGTATTTGGAACTCCACACGCAACTGAATACGATGCAGACACTGATACTTCTTTTGATGTTGTAGGAAACACAGAAGGTATTACAACTTATTATGAACATGAAATAGGAACCGATCAAAATAAAAATGGAACTATTACTGCAGTCACAGCTAATATATCTTCTGGAGATTATGACATAAGCACTCGTAGAGGTATTACAGGTCAATCAACAGGTATTGCTGATCTTAGAGGAGATGGTGAGTTTTTAATGAAGATAAGAAGATTTGTTCCAGATTTTATATCACAAACTGGAGCTACTAGAGTTACACTTCAATTAAAAAATTATCCTAACAGCACACAAGCTGGATCACCTCTTGGGCCATTTGATGTTACATCATCAACCACAAAAGTAGATACACGTGCAAGAGCAAGAGCAGTGGCTATGAAAATAGAAAATACAGCTGCTAGTCAAACTTGGAAATTAGGAACATTTAGATTAGACATACAACCAGATGGACGTAGATAATGGCAAAGATAGTACAGGTATTAACAAGAGCTAGTAGAGAGTATGATGTTACAGTTGCAGAATCTCAAGTCAGAGATCTTGATGCAATTGTAGAAAAATTAAACACAACGTTTCAACAAGAATTAAAAGATGAGGTAGAAGCAGAAAACTTCTTTTTAAATTAATGGCAAATAGTTTTATAAATAAAAAAGTAGATTTAACCACAACAGATCTAACTACACTTTATACAGTGCCTAGTTTTAAAACATCTATTGTAAAATCTTTGTTAGTATCAGAAGACGCTGGATCAGGATCAACAATAACTATAACTTTGGTTAACGCTAGTGGTGCTATATTTAATCTTTTTAAAGATAAATCAATTGGATCTAAAGCAACAACAGAACTTTTAACTCAACCTCTTGTAATGGAAGAGAGCGAAGTGTTGAAAGTACAGGCTGCTGACGCGAACGAGCTGCACGTCGTAGCTTCTATATTAGAAATACAGCCAAGAGAGGTAACAACATAATGATTGAAATACAACCAGATAAGATTATAGAGAAGATAACTAACAAGAAAACAGGTGAAAAATACAAGAATGATTCTGAATGGAAGTCAAAAGGCATACCACCAGAAGACATACAAAAAGATGTAACTGTAATCATGCCTAGCCTTGATTTATTAGGAGAAACAAAATAGAATAGTAAGATGGCCATAACTAGATCACAAATAGCAAGACAACTTTATAAAAGAGGCACCGGAATTGGAGGTGCTGGTAGAGGTAGACAAGACGCACAATCTCAATACGGAGGTGGATCTTATGATTCTAGTGCAAATAGATCTGGAAGAGATGGAAGTGGATCTGATTTTGGTCAGTTTGCAAGAAGACAACAACAAAATAAAGCGTTAGAAAGTAAAGGTTTTTTAGGAAAAGATTTAGGAATGAATATTGGCGAACAAAGTGTTTTAGCTAAAGCTGGAGATTTTATAAAAGGTGGTGGGATTATAGGAAATGTATTAAGTTCTTTAGCTGGAGTCTTTCCTAGTAGCGGAACTACAAAACCATTTATAGCTCCTGATAGAGGAGGAAGTCCAAAAATGAATTCTTCAATACCTTTATGGGCACAATTAGGTTTTAATAATGAGGCAGAATATTTAGCATCATTACAAGCACAAGAAACCATGGATCAAGAAACAGAGGTTGAAGAGCCTTTTGAAATATCAAGAAGGTACGCAGCAGGTGGTGGCATGATGGATGTTGTAGGTGGTGAATACGATTTTGAATCTGCAAGACAGATGTATGGTCTGGGTAAACTTGTTAAGAAAGTTACAAGAACAGTTAAGAAGATTGCAAAGTCACCAATAGGTAAAGCTGCATTAATAGGTGGTGGACTTGGTTTTGCAGGTATGGGCCCATTCAAAGGTTTAGCTGACACGAATTTTGGTACAGGTCTTACAAGAAATTTTTTAAAATTTAAAGGAACACCTCTTGGTGAAACGATATTTGGAAAAGCTATTGGAGACACTGACATGACTAGATCAGGTGGATTACTTGGTTTAATAAGAGATAATCCTGTGACAGCAGGCATAGTTGGAATATCAGCACTAGCAGGATTAATGACACCAGAACAAGAAAATAAAGCTCAACAATTATCTGATAATACTGGTATAGATATAGAAGAAGCTAGACGATCTATTTTAAATGCTGGAACTTCACAAGATTTTAGAGCAGTAAGATTTAGAGCTGAAGGTGGATCTACAGAAGGCAAAGAACCTGTAGCTAAAAAGACTATGCCATTATTAGATATGGATGGTAAAGAAAAAGATTACAGAGAGACAGGTGGTTTTGTAGACATGGGTAGAAT